GTAGCTCACCCTGAGTTTTACAATGTACTATCAAACACAGCTTCTAAATTGTTAACTGTTGACTTCAACGCAGGTCAAGGTTCAATTAGAAATGGTTTGGTTGCGTCTGGATTACTAAGAGGCTTCTCAATGTACAAATCTAACAACTTACCAACTAACGACTTATCTGGTGCTACACCTGCTGGTTCAGCAACTGCACCTGAAGCTTTATTTGGACATATCTCAGCTACTTCTGCTGCTTCAGCAATGAACAAAGTAGAAACTGTTAGAGATACTGCTACATTCAGCGACATCGTTAGAGGTCTAATGGTATGGGGTAGAAAAGTACTTAGAGACGATTCAGTAGGTAAAATTATCTACACAATCGACTAATACCAAATAACTTAGTAGGGGGTAGCAATATCCCCTGCTATCAATTAATTAACTTATAGGATTTTATTATGCCAATGAAAAAAGCAATGCCTGGTGGCAAAGTAACTAATAAAGGTAAATACAAACATGGTGGCAAAGTACATGCTAATTCATCAAAGAAAAAAATGATGTATGGTGGTATGATGCATAAGAAGAAGAAGTAATACTATGGGAATTATGTCTTCACCTGCTTGGACTCGTAAAGAGGGTAAAGACCCTAAAGGTGGTTTGAATGCAAAGGGTAGAGCATCTTATAATAAAGGTCGAACAAAGACTGGAAAGAAAAGAAATCTAAAACCACCTGCTCCCAATCCTAAAACTAAAAAAGATGCTAATCGAAGAAAATCTTTTTGTGCTAGAATGCGTGGCATGAAAAAGAAATTAACTTCTAAGAAAACTGCAAGAGACCCTAATTCAAGAATTAATAAATCATTAAGAGCATGGAATTGTTAAATGGCTAAAACTTACTTATCAATGACTAACGAATTGTTAGTTGAAATAAATGAACCAGAAGTAACAAGTGTAACTGGTGCTGTAGCTATACAAAAGTTTGTAGCTAATTGTGTTAACAGAGCTTATTTTGATATTGTCGATGCACAAGATACATGGTCTTGGTTAACAACATCATCACCTCAAAATAATTATAATGGTAATACTTATATTGAAACTACATCTGGTACTAGATGGTACTTATTAAAAACAGGTTCAACAAGTGTAGATACTGATTATTCTAATGTAGATTGGGATAGCTTTACACTAACTGAAGAAGGTGTTAGTGGTAAAACTGCACCATATACAATTAGAAGTTTACCATTTGTAAGTTTAGAAACATGGAAAGATTTTTATGCTACTGGTGAAGAACAAGATAAATCAGATAATCAAACTTACGGAGTACCTGAAAGAATTTTAAGAAGTGAAGATGGTAGAAGAGTAGGTTTTTCTCCAATACCAAATGGTGTATATAGAATTTATTTTAATGCATTTAATAGACCTTCAGAATTAACTAATGATACTGATGTAGTATTATTTCCTGAACAATACAAACCTGTATTATTAGCAAGAGCAAGATATTATATTTATCAATTTAAAGATAATATATCTCAAAGTCAATTAGCTTTAGATGAATATAAAAAAGGTTTAGACAAAATGATTAATCAACTTAATGCTCCACAACCTAAATATGTGGAAGATGATAGAAGATTATTTATATAAAGGATTAATAAATGCCAACACAAGGAGCTTCCATTACAGTACAAGGTGGATTAGATTTAGTATCTAGTTCACACGCTTTATTTAGAACTCCAGGTGCAGCTACTAAATTACAAAACTTTGAATCAGCAACTACTGGTGGATACAGAAGAATTAGTGGTTATGAAAAATGGGGAACTACTAGTGCAGTAATTCCATCAGGTTCAGCTTTAGATTCAATACATGGTATTACAAATTACGATGATGGAGTAGTAGTAGCTCAAGGTGATAATTTATATTTTAGTACTACAGGTACTTCATATGTACAAATAAATAAAGATACATTTGTAGCAGGACCAGGAACAGTTTCAATTAGTTCAGGTTCAGCAACAGTAACAGGAACTAGTACAACTTTTACAACATCATTTGTTGTTAATGATGATATAAAAATAGATGGAAACTTTTATAAAGTATTATCTATTCAAAGTGATACAGAACTTACACTAGATACTAATGCTGATACAGCTAGTACTCAAAATGGTTTAACATATTATATTGGTGGTATTAATGCATCTAGTTTAGCTAGTGCTACAACTATATCAAGAACAAATCAAAGTAATGTTAAGTTTGTAAATTTTGAATCTACAGGTGGTCAAAATGGAACATTATATTTTGTAGATGGTCAAAATAGAATTGGTGAATTTTATATTGATGATAATAATAAATATCATTTTGAAGAGATTCAGAGGTCTTCTCCAGTAGGTTGTTCATTAATTGAAAGATTTGCTGAAAGAATAATTGTATCAGGACAAACATCTAATCCTAGTACAGTGTATTATAGTACTAGATTAAAACCTTACGATTTTGCTGGAGCTTCTGCAGGTTCTATAGATGTAGGAGATATAGTAACAGGTATTAAAGTATTTAGAAACTCATTAATTATATTTGCTAAAAATAGTATATATGAGTTGACAAATCTAGATTCTACTCCTATAATTAAATCAGTAACTAAAAATATAGGTTGTGTAAATGGCAACTCAATTCAGGAGATAGGTGGAGATTTAATATTCCTAGCACCTGATGGATTAAGAACAGTTGCTGGTACAGCTAGAATTGATGACGTTGAACTAGGTTCTATCTCTAGAAAAATTTTACCTCTTATAAATGATTTATTAGATAATATAGGTACTTATACAATATCAAGTATTGTTATTAGAGAAAGAAGTCAATATAGATTATTTTATTACAGAACAGGTGAAGCTGACGCTGGACAAAAAGGAATTATAGGAACATTTAAATATAGTTCAGAAGGTATTCCTGCTTTTGAATGGAGTGAAACAAAAGGTTTACCTGTAAAATTTTGTACATCAAATTTAAATCTTGCAGGTACAGAAGTAATATATCATGCAGATGAATCTGGTTATGTTTATCAACATGATACTGGTAACAGTTTTGATGGTTCAAATGTTGATGCAGAATTTCAAACACCAGACATGGACTATGGTGATAATGGTTTAAGAAAAAGTTTATACAAAGTAAAAGCTAATATTGAACCTGAAGGAACACAAAACGATTTACAATTAAGAATTAGATACGATTTTGATAGTTCTGAAACTCCACAACCTAATAATTTTAGTGTAGGTAATTTAAGTTCAGCTTCATTATTTGGTACTGCATTGTTTGGTACAGGAACTTTTGGAGCAACTACTCTACCAAGTAAAAGTATTATAGTTACTGGAAGTGGTTTTTCAAACAACTTTAAATTTTTTAGTAATGATGCAAATGCTCCATACTCAGTTAACGGAATGTTTGTTTCATTTATAGCAGGAGGAAGAAGATAATATGGCAGGATATACTAGACAAAGTTCATTTGCAGATGGCGATACTATATCAGCATCGTTATTTAATAATGAATACAATCAACTATTAGCAGCATTTAATAATTCAACAGGACACAAACATGATGGTACTGCTGCTGAAGGACCTGTCATTGCTCTTATCGGAGATAGTGGATTAGCAGCTCCTCTTAACAAAGTATCTATTGATAGTACAAATGATGAAATAGAATTTCATATTGATGTAAGTGGTGTATCAACTGAACAATTAAAAATTACTGATGGTGCTATTGTACCTATAGTAGATAATGATATTGATTTAGGTACATCTAGTTTAGAATTTAAAGATTTATATATTGATGGTGTAGCATATGTTGATTCAATTGCTATGCCTACAACTACAGTTACAGATATATTAGATGAAGATAATATGTCTTCTGATAGTGCAACTGCATTAGCAACTCAACAATCAATCAAAGCATATGTTGATGCACAAGTAACAGCTAGTGATTTAGATTTCTCTGGTGATACTGGTGGTTCTCAATCTGTTGATTTAGATTCACAAAGTTTAACTGTTGCTGGTGGAACAGGTATTGATACTGTAGGTTCTGCTCAAACAATAACTTTAAATATTGATTCTACAGTTGCAACATTAACAGGTTCACAAACATTAACAAATAAAACTATTGATGTAGATAATAATACAGTATCTAACATTGAAGTTGATAATTTAAAATCTGGAGTATTAGATACAGATATAACTACAGTATCTTCTTCAGATGATACACTAGCTTCTGCAAAAGCTATTAAGACTTATGTAGATGCACAAGTTGCAACAGTACCTACTGGAGATATTACTGAAGTAACTGCAGGTACAGGTTTATCTGGTGGTGGTACAAGTGGAGCTGTAACTTTAAATATAGATTCAACTGTTGCTACATTAACTGGTAGTCAAACTTTAACAAACAAAACTTTAACATCACCTGTATTAAATACAAGTTTAAGTGGTACAGCATTCTTAGATGAAGATAATATGTCATCTAATGCTGCTGATAAAGTTGCTTCACAACAATCTATTAAAGCTTATGTAGATTCTCAAGTAGCTACAGCTAATGAATTAGCAGAGTTAACAGATGTTAATATTACTTCACCTGCAGATGGTGCTTTATTATTTTATGATACAGCTACATCTAAATGGATTGACAATGTAGTATCTGGTGATATTACAATTGCTGATACTGGTGTTGCTTCAATTGGTTCAGGTGTAATTGTTAATGCTGATATTAATTCTTCAGCAGCAATTGATGCTACTAAGATACATGATGGTTCAGTAACTAATGCTGAGTTTGGATATATTGGAGGTTTAACTTCAGATGCTCAAACACAAATAGATTCTAAACAAGCTACTATTGATGCATCAAATAGATTAAATGCAAATTTAATTCATGATGGGTCAGTAGACAATACAGAATTTGGATATTTGAATGGTGTGACTTCAGCTATTCAAACTCAAATAGACAGTAAACAAGCTACAATAGATGCTAGTAATAGATTAAATGCTAATCTAATACATGATGGTTCTGTAGATAATACTGAATTTGGTTATTTAAATGGAGTAACAAGTGCAATTCAAACACAAATTGACAACAAAGCTGGTAATGGTTTTGCTGTGGCAATGGCAATTGCGTTATAGTTTGTGTTGACAATTCAATAAAAAAAGTATATAATTAGGATAATTCTATGGCACAAGATTTTGAAAGAACTTTACAACAAAATATCTCGAACAGCTCTGGGTCTCCTACAACATTAAGAGCAGCAGCAGATTCTGATGATGCTATCATAGGTGTTAGATGTGTTAACACTGCAGGTACTTCAGTTAATGTTACTGTTTATGTAGAGAACAGTTCTACTACTTATCATATTATTAAAGATGCTCCTATCCCTACAGGTGGTTCTTTAGAGTTAATTGATGGTGGTTCTAAAGTTGTTTTACAATCTGGAGATGCAGTTAAAGCTTATGCTTCAGCAGCTTCTTCTGTTGATATTATAACAAGTGTTGTAGATACTATCTCAGCATAATAATAAGGATTAATTAATGGCATACGTTGGTAGAACTCCTGCAAACGCAGCAATCACAGCAGACGATTTAAATGATGGCATAGTTACAACTAGTAAACTTGCTGATGATTCTGTTACTAATCCTAAAACAGAATTTACACCTGGAGTAGTTATTAAAGGTGATGGTGCTAGTGCTGATGGTAAATTAACTTTAAACTGCTCACAGAACTCTCATGGAGTTTCTATAACTGGACCTGCACATTCAGCAGGACAATCATACAATCTTATTCTTCCAACTTCAGTAGGTACAAATGGACAAGTACTTGCTACTAATGGTTCTAATACAAATCAATTATCTTGGATTGATGCAACAGAAACTAAACCAACAGTTGCAAATGTATCTCAAACAATTGCACCTGCTACTGCAACAGATATAACTATTACTGGTACAAACTTTGTATCAATACCACAAGTAGAATTTGTTAAAACAGATGGTTCAGTAACTGTAGCTAATTCAATTTCATTTACAAGTTCAACATCTTTATCAGTTAATGTAACTTTAGCATTAGGTAATTATTATGTTAGAATAGAAAATCCAGATGGTAATGCAGGTAGAAGTACAAGTAAT